CTGCTCACACGGATAGTAAAGAAGTCTCCACCTTTAAACTCAATCTGTTCTTTAGTTGTATCATCAACAGTAGAGAATGACCAATAGGTGCGTTCTGCCAACCGACTTGTCTGGTCAGCAGTCAAAGACAACGTGGCAGTGAACGCATTGTTTCCGTTATCAACAACATCAAGATTAAAGTGTTGAATAACGAGCGCTGTACCACGTTGGGTTAGTAGGTTAGCCAAGAAGGACTTACCCGTAAAGTCGCCCGTAAATGAAAGTGTAGTAATGAATGCACGACCCTGATACGCCGTAAGTTCTCCAGCCTCGGTAATCCAAGGTACAGGAGAGTCTCCATAAGTCGGAGGCGGTACATGGACACGGTGTGGGTAAGAACGGTCATCCACCTCTTGTGGATTGTAGACAGGGATTAGACGTCCAGTAGCCTTAGAGATACGGTTAAGCGTAAGTACGTCAATCGTGTAAAGCCCGATACCCAGCATGGAACAAAGTTCACGGTACTGGTCTTTACGAGTCTGTACCATTTCCATGAGTTGGCGATAGCGCTCAGAGCGTGGAATGTTAACGCCATCTGGAGCAGCAATGTCAATGTCAAAGGCTGCATCAGTAGCCAAGGTATACAGCGCAAGAGTTGTTGCATAGACGGCTACTGGATACTCTTCAATTGAAGGAAGATTGTCTATAGTTATTTGACGTCCAGCGGAATCCACATGGCGTCCAGCATGCTCTGTAATAGCCGTGGTTACAAGAGTTGACATCTCTGTAGGAGTAAAGTAACGGAAGTAAGTGCCACTTATTGTGAGTAAATCGCCATCTGCGGGGACAGTCTCGAGAACAATAACCCCTGTAGACTCTTCCACCCATGAGGCTGAGGAGATGTCTACCCCGTTCTTCTGGACTATAACTGTAAGCCCATCCAGAGGAGCCAAGTCAATTTTGAAACGGTTGGTGGTACCGTCTACCATAAACTGCTCGACGAATGATTTCCCAAGGTCGCCTAGTTCAAGGCGAACTCTATCAATGAGAGTTGAAATAGTAGCCACGAATCCTCCGTAAATCCTCTTATTATGGTCTCTTAAAATCGTGCAAAATACTGCCCAAACACAAAAGTCCGTCCTGCTGGAGGAGGGCGATTACCAGCAGGACGGACAGACTGTGGGACTGGCGGTTATGCTCGCCAGGTATACCCTAGACCTTCTAGGTATAGCGCTAGGTCACGGGGCACGGAGTACTTGACTCCAGCCTTGAAAGTGTAGTTGTTTCCAACACCGTATGTCATATCTTCAATGTCGGTGATGGTTCGGATAACGACTTTATCGTTATTGATGGACACGCCCAACTCTTCGATTTCATCGATAAGAATTGGCTGGTCTGGAGCCTTTGGGTCAAAGACGTCATTCTGCAAACTTTCAGCCTCAATCTGACGAGATAGAGAAATCTCATCTTTACGGTCCTGAAGTTCTTTGGTTTTTGCTTTTGCTGCCTGCTCGGCAGCACGTCCAGTAGCGTCTAGTGGACTAGTCGGGGTATTTGCCACGATGTATTTCTCCTTGTTAGATGTTTTTTATTTGTTTGCTTTGGGGGCGGAGCCGATGGGAATTCCCGTCGCTAACTCCGCCCCCTCAACGAGGTCTGACTAGTTAGTCAGGACCTTAACGATTGCCTGGTCAGTGATTACACCAAGACCCCAGATTGCGTACCATGCAAGAGCGTGCTCACGACCAAAGTCAAGAACACCACCATCACGGAGTTCAACTGGAAGCGCAATGGCGTGACCAAATGCGTTGTCACCAATCATGATTGACTCGTAAACAGTCTTACCTGAAGCAACAGTTCCAGTAACGCCAGTAGCGCCTGGGTTTGTTGGGTTACCACCAAGACCAGGACCAGTGTTAGCCTTTACAGGAACACCCGTCTGGTCTGCAACAAGACCAATCTGAGCGGTGTAGTCAAGGGTCTGACCACCAGTCAATAGGTTAACCTGAGTAGTCTCGATGAAGACTACGTCGAATAGACGACCAATCTCACCAAGCATGAAGTTACCTGGGGCAGCGTACTTGGTTACTTCGATGAACTCTGGGTTCGAGCGAAGGTCACGAGACTGCTTAGGGTGGATGAACTGTACGTAGGTCTCACCAATGCGAGGAATGTTCTTTGACGCAAGGGTCAAAGCAGCATCCTTGATAGCACCAGTGGTCAACTTGAACGCACCAGTCAAGCCAGCAATGGAGGTACCTACGGTACCTTCCTGGTACTGGTTGAAAGTGGTAGCCGAGTTGTCGAATGCCGAACGGTCGTAACCGTAAGTTACCGAGGTACCCGATGCAAGAGTATTGCGTGCCTGGATGTCCAAGTACTGTGCCATGTGGCGACCTAGCAAACGTGAAGCCGAAGCCATTACGTCGTCGAACGATGCGTTCAGAAGAAGTTCTGAAACAGCAACGGCGTAGCCGTGTTCTGCAACGGTGATAGCAATCTGCTCTGCAGTTAGCGAGTTGGTGGTAAGACGTACACCTTCAACTAGTGGACTTGGGTCCACAGCGAAGTTCTTGTAACGAAGGAAGTTAACACGTAGACCAGGAGCAACACCAAGTTCAGTCTTCTTAACAGCGAACTGCTCGAAGCGGAGAATTGGCATAGCCTGGAATAGGATTTCCTTCGACCAGATTGTTTGAATTGCTTGCGACAACTGACTGTTTGAGCCAGAGTACGCTGTTGGGGCGCCAGCAAGTTGCCCCGTTCCTGTAATACCAGAAGCCATTATAGGAGTTTCCTTTCGGTCGATTGATTATTGTTTGGGATTACCCGAACAGCCCTTGTCCACGGTTATTACTTGCCGTACCAAGATACTTGGCACGATTCTTCGCATAGTCTGTCATTGACATGTTTGCAATGTCACTGGCAGATGGGTTACGAGAGTCCGATTCATTGTCGAGGGGTCCAGAGGTTGGCATCGTTACACGAGAACCAACCATTTCCTTGCGACTCTGCTGGCTTGCAGCCTGTACAGAATCGAAGATTTTTGCAGTCTTTTCCTTTAAGCCCGAGATGCTCTGCTCAATCTCATCCTGGGTATTTCCCGAAATCAAATCAATGAGTTCTGGGATAATGTTGTCTCGTTCTTGCTCCAGACGTTGCTGGCGGAAGTTTGAGAGTTCATGGTAGCGTCGTTCTTGTTCAAGAAGAGCAAACGCAGTCTCACGCTCATTACGCTCTTGCTCTAGTTGAGCCTGCCATTCGGTTTCCTTAGCCTTAAGGAGCGCCTTAAATGACATCTCATCTTCTTCTTGTGCCTTCTTCTCGGCTGCGCGAGCAGCCGCTAGTTCGTTTCGCTTAGCAGCGCGAGTTGCTTCTTCAGCAGCACGCTCTTCTTCACGCTTACGTAGAAGACCTAGTTCTTCTTTCAACTTTTCAACAGTTGGGTATAGTTTGTCCTTCTCCTGCGCACGTGCTTTGGCGATATCCTCAGCAGTGAACTTTGAGTCTGGACTACTTACCTCTTCTGCGGCTTCCGAAAAAGCGGTGAAAGCGGACGAGTCTGTTGCAGTTACATCCTCTGTAACTTCTGGGTTATTTTCCTTAGTTGCCATTACTATCCTTATTTGTTCTCAGGGTCGTTTTCCGAATTAATAACACATGACCTTTACCTATAGAAACAGTTCACCGTAAAAACGATAACTCATGTTCCTAAAATCAATAATTTCATTGAAATTCTTTTAGTCTTTGTCAACTGCTCTGCGTTGAGGGAGTTTAGTTCCGTAAGCCTGCTGAACTAGGTTCTGCCTAATAGCACTTTCACCTTGTTCTTCAACACCATTGGTGTTCATCGCAGGGTCTTTAGCGCTTTCTGGAGTTGGAGTACCAAGAATACCGTCACCCATAACATCGCCATCGCCAAGTTGCATTGGGTCCATAGGCATAGCCGAACCATCAGGTCCTGGCATCATGCCTGTCATGTCCATGATTTCTTTCTGAATCTGTACCTTAACCAAGTTAAGCGCACCATCAGCCTGAGCATCGTAGATAAGTTCTTGACGAATCTCTTCAAGTTTCTCTTCAGGGAATTCTTCTCCAAGAGCACGCAAAGCGCCTTCTTTAGACTCAAGCCCCATAGACATCTTCTGCTGGAGTTCATTCAGCAAAATCAACTTATCTAGAGGTAGTGGTTGAGGGAAGTGGGCATAGTTAATGTACGTGATTGGGTCATTAGGGTCCAGTTGGGTTAACTGCCCATCCTTAATAGGACCGTCAGTATCTGGGTTGTACATCATCGTTTCAGGCTCTTTAACTGCCAAGTTAAGGATGACTAGTTCGTTGATGCGTTCTAGTCCCTTACCGTAAACGGCAATCTTCTGAGTCCAGCGGTTCATCAGAGGCTGGAACTGGATAGATAGAGCAACACCAGAGGTGTTAGAGATTGGCTGGACTTGTCCCAGAGCAGTCTCTGGAATGTTCATAAGTTCGTGCATTGAGCGCTTTAGGCTTTCAAGGTACTGCATTGCACCCGCAAGACCATCAGCACCACCCTGAAGGTTGAATACGTTGGCGTCCTTTGGAAGTCCACCCCATACCTTCTTGGCACCCTTTTCCAGACCATTAGGCTTTGCACCCGTGATGATTGTTACAGGGGCAGCATGGTAGTTAATGATGTCAGCGATATCGGTAGAGATTTCGTTATACGAACGGTTAATCGTGATGATGTCTTGTGCATCTGACAAACCCCAAGGAGAACCTGAAACAGGGATGTTAGGGATGTGGACCACAGGAATCTGACCCAATGGATTTGGGCGTGAGTCAATAAGTTCGTCATTCACGTATTCTTCGATGATGTCATCGGTAAGAATTTCGGTGTAGGTAAAGACCTGACGAGTACCTTCTAGCGAAGTTCCCCAGAAACGGTACTTCTGCTTGAAACGTAGCAAACGTGTACGGTCATGTGGGTGGAACTCTGGGAAACAGAACGCAGGGTTCAAAGGCAAGATGCGAACACGACCTGGGTGTGCACGACCAATGCCGTCAACCCATGGCTCTTCATACGCAATCTTGACAAAGCAGTCGCCAGTGATTCCACCAGTTTGTGCCATCTCTAGAAGAATGCGCATTTTGTCGTTGTCAATCTCCCAGACTCTTTCAAGTCTATTAGGGATGATTGCCTCAGTGGCTTTTGGGCTACGGAAGTGGATTCCATTACCAAATGTAAATCTGGCTAGATAGTCTAGGAATGCACGGTAGTAGTTGAGGGAGATTTGCATCTCACCTTGCTCACGGCGGTAGCCCCAGTGATGACCGAGGTACATAGCCCAGTTGAGCGAATAACGGTTTAGTCGAGGACCGTGGACCTCAAACTCTTCGTCTGCAAGTTCTACGAGACCTAGAGGAGAAATGCTGATTGTTAAGTCAGAGGATGCTGCTCTATAACTCGGAGGAGAAAAGTCAAGAAATGACATTACTTATCCTCATGCTTCTTACCGCCCTTTTCTTTATCGTCAGCCCCGTGATGCTTCTTCATTGCTTCACGGCGCTTATCTTGGAACTTCTTCGACAATTCTATGTGACGTCGCATCTGTCCCGCATCGCCAAACTTACCGCCGTATTTTTCATACTGTGTGTGTACCCAGTGACTCGCACCAGGGGACGGGTATGTTGCATACCTCGCTCTGGCTTGGACAATAATCATGTCCCAGAGTTTCTTATTTAGGGGTACTTGTTGGCTCATGGTTGCTCTCTGGTACGACAGTTACCCTGCCCAGAGTAGTGAGGGCAGGGGAACTATCTAACCTAATTAATCCTGAACTACGGTTGGGTTGATGCGCTGTGAGCGCCCACCAGTTGCAAACTTCTCTTCGAAGGTCTGCTCGGCGTAGTTGGTGAACGAACCGTGAGCAAACTCAGCAAGGAAGGTTGGTGCTTCAATCCAAGCAGCCGAGCCAACGTGGGCTCTTTCTGCCATGGTCTCAGCAGCAGGCTTCTGCCATACTGGGGAGTTGCGGTTTGGACGACCTGGAGCGGCAGCAAAGCCGTTCATGATTCCTACCTGAAAGTCAGAAGGAATGTCAGTGTCAGTAGCCAAGCCCTCTTCGAATCGTAGTGGACCACGACGCTCTAGGTTTCCGCCTAGTTTGCGCTCGTAAATTTGTGGGGAACGCTCAGGGAACTGAGGGTCTGGTGAAATACCCATTGGGGAACTCCTTCAAAGTTGGGTTGTAAACTGCAGTATCTACAATAAATAGTGTGGGCTATTTACCAATAAAAGTCTTGCTAAAGTTCTTTAGGAGAAAAATACGTTATTAGCCACTTCAATAGTTGGCATGACTAGGTCTTGCGTCATAGAGCAAGCGATAGACAAACT